TATAGCTCTTGCTCTTGCACGTGTATCTACTTTTGTTGTAGCTGATGTAACTGTAAAAGGTCCTAAGGATGAGCTAACTGCTGTATCACTTGGATAATTTCTTAAATCTAATTGAACAATAGCACTTCCTTGTTGATTTATAAAGTCTGGTATAATTCTACTTACTCTCATAATGTTTTCACCATCACCTCTAAGATCTCCTAAATTAGTTGCAGCTCCTCTAACAACTTTTTGTGTAATATCATAATCACCGGAAGTAATGTTTGCTGGTATTGCTGTAGTCACTCCTAATCTTACTTGATTAACTCCTTTTTCATGTTCATAGTAATATGAAACCCCTTCTGTGTTACCAACTACATCAAAAGATGTGTCTGTTTCTGCATCATATTGAGTTGCATGTGGTAAACCAAATACGGCTGAGTCTTGCCATGTAGTTCTAATAAATAAAGGACTTCCATTTACAAACCATATAGGTCGTTTAGCAGTTGAATCTAGATAACTATATGTAACTGATTGTGTATTTACATTAGAGCCAGCTTCCGGATAAAACCAAGTAACTTCACCAAACAAGTTATTAATACCTGCATAAACCATTTGATTGGATGTTGTATTTAAATTGTCATAAACATAATCTTCAACTAAACAATCCATAGATTCTAGTTTACCGGTGTATCTAAAAAAACCATTATCAGACATCCAATACGCAGCGCCATCAACTTCAACAGCTGCATTCTTACCAATCAATCCACAGTTAGTACCAACTTGTTCGTAAGCAAATGTAAAAGGAGTTCCAACAAATCTCATAGTAAATAAAGAAGTATCACTCCAAACGTAAATTGTGTTTCTACCAAGTTTAGCACCGATGATCCGTGATCCGGCGGCCAGTCTTTGTGTACCCGCGCTATTCTCAGCTGTAGGTGTGTAGTCATTTATATTTTCTTGAGACGAGAATCTAATAAACATATCATCTTGTGTAGTTTTATCACCTATAGTTGTTTCTGTTCCAAAAAATACTAAGTGACGATCGGGAGTTGACACTAACATATCTCTAGATGCTGTTGGTGCACCAGATATAATAGTTGCTCTTGTTGTTACAGCATTAGTTAAATCTGAATTCCATTCAAAACACTCTCCATTAAATATTAAAGCAATAGCTGTGCTTCCTAAATTATCTATAGACCACATACCGGGTTCAGCTACAGTATCTGTGTTAGAGGATGATTGACCCCAACCAGAAAAATCACTGTAGTTTGTAACCGTAGCTCCTGTGCTGTGCGAAGAATTTGTTGTTCCTCTAACGTTTCTAGTTATTCCGGTTAAAGTATTTGTCGCTGTATTCACCCCTGTGTAAGAAATTTCTTCAGTACCTACTTGTATAAAATTAGTTCCGGTTGTTGGAAAATTTAATACAGATGTTAAAACAATACTAGTTCCTGTTCCACCTGTCCCTGCAGAGTTAGCAGACAATGATCCATTCAAAGTTGTTGTTTGAGGAGCTGTTGCTGTTCCACCATATTGAGATATACCCCATCCAAAAACACCAACCTGTTCTGCTGGACCAACATGGTAATATTGAAAAAAAAGAATACCTCCAGAAGTAGTAGCGCCAGATCCAGTTTCATTACTAGGCATTGTAATAGTAATCTGTGTTGAACTCACAACAGAAGTTACCATAAATTTTTTATCAGCAAAATCTGAAGCAGTAAAATTAGAATTAGTGATTGTACTAAATGTAGATGCATCACCAAATAAAATAATATCCCCCGCTTCAAAGCTATGAGGACTACCAAATGTAAGTGTTACGATCGGTGATCCGTTAGTAGTGCTAAACGCATTAGTGATAGCTGTGCCTGATGGATTAACTAAAGGGTGTATATCATAGTAAACCTCTCCTGAGTAGGCGTATAAAATTCTATTAGTTCCAATAATAGCGTATTTAATACCGTCTTTATTAACCATGTGATGCAGGCTTCTGACTGCACCAGTTAATTTACTATCTCCTAATTGAGACCAACCACCTATTTTTTCAGGAGTACCATATCTAAAACGTACATTTTCTCCACCTGTCCACTGTGACTCGGCTCCTGTTGATGTAACTTGTTTGTTGAATCCTGGTAAAAACCCTAATTTTTGTAACATAATAGAACACTATATATAACTTTTATAAAAAATATATTATTTTTTCCAGTCTATTATTAAATGAATTCTATCAATTTGTCCATTGTTCGTTACAGAATGCACTTTTTCTGAGTTTTTTATTTCCCATATATAGCCTTCCTCTAAATTTTTAGATTCTCCGCCAACTGTAAATACCACATCTTTGTTTGTGACGATTGGAATATGGTATCTATATGTGTTTTCTAAAGACTTGCCATAATCTTGGTGCGGAGGAATAGAACATTTAACCGGTAGCTTAACTAAAATAGCTCTTACAATGGAACCTGTAGAGTGTTTTTGTAATAATGATTTTTCTATTGGTTCTAATATATTTTTAAAAAATAAATAATGATGGTGTTCCTTAGAAATAGCTTCATCAAAATTTTCATCATATATAATTGGTATAGTTTTTGTTTGATTGTGCACTTCAAAAGTGTCTTGTCTAAAAGTGTATTTATCCCATTCATCCTTTAAAAAAGACCCAACATATTTTTTAGCTTCTGAAATGTCTAATTTATCAACAAAATTAAAATTAGGTGTTTTTTCCCAAGTTTTATCTAGGTATTTATATTTGTTATATATTTTTTCAGGTAAAATACTATCATAATCATGATTATCTTTTTCTATTTTATCTGTTCTAATTGTATGTAAAGGTGCTCCAACATGTTCATCATTATATTTAACACCGTTAAGTTCAAGTTGTTGAATATTATTTAAATCTAATTTAATACTTTCTACTCCACAATATTCACTTATTTTATCTACTACATTTTGTGGATTAGTAGCTAAATCATCGTATTCTATAATTAATTTTTTTATAGTTGGGTCTTGCAAAACAGTTCCTACTGATCGATAGTCAAATTGAACCATTTGATTGGGTGCCATAACATGTTCCATATTTTGATACACACCACCCATTTTATAAAAAGAACCTAGTATTTCTTTTAAAGGTCTTTTTAAAAAAATAAATTTTATTTCTTTAGGTTTAATATATTTTTTAATTAAACTAATATTTCCTAACGTGCCCCACGGAGCTCTGTCTATTATAACATCTTCTTTCCAATGTGAATAATATTGATCAACTACGTTATCTAGTACATTATTAATAGATTGATCGTCAGGAAAATTTTTATGAAACTCCCCTCTTTTAATATTCTCTAATTGAAATAAAATATTTACTAAATTACTGTGTGCCGTTACGGCTATATTAGGATGCTGCATAAACCATGAAGCTAATAGTGTGTTTCCTGCTCTTGGTAAACCACCTAAAAAAATTAATTTTTTCATTATTTTTTAAATTCACTTGTTACTCCCAGCATAGGTCTATTATCATATATATTTTGTTTTCCTTGAGTAACTACATTATTATAATGAAGAAAAACTTGTGCGCAGTTTTCTCCTTCAAATTTTTCACGCCAATGTTCTAAAACCATTCCTTGATAAATTAACATGTCGCCTGGTTCTAAATCTACTTTTATTCCAGGGTTATTACTTTCAGCAGTAAAACCATTTTGACCAGGAATTCCTACATTTTTATTTGGTTCTAAATAAATAGGCCAAAGATCTCCCCCTAAATTTAAAGTTGTTGATATTTCACACGATACTCTATCTTTGTGTCTTTTTAAGACATCTCCGTTTTTATATATTCTTGCATACGCATAAGTAGGAATTAATTCTAACTCTGTTTCTTTTTGCATTAACGGAATTAAATTTTGTAATAAAGTTTCCATAGCAATATCACCATAATGAGAATAAGTTTCTGGAATTTGTTCATCAGTCCAGACACCAAATTCAGTTCTCCATGGCGCTAAATAACCATTGTCAAAATAAAATCTAGCTACTTTTCTTTTGTTACAAAAATAATCATAAACAAACTTTGCTAATTCTTTTGATATAGCATTTTTAATAACTGTATATTTTTTATCTTTAAAACTCATGTTATACTTTTAACCTTAAATTTCCAGACACGGTTATTCTATAGTCATCACTTGTATAAAATGGAAATACTTGATGAAGTTGTGCTGCTCTAAAAAATATAATATTGCCTTCAAAACTTTTGTCTACTGGTAAAATATCGCAATGTATTGCTCCGCTATAGTTTGTATTTAAAAAAGCAAACTTAGATGTATGCTGAGTATTAAAAGTATCTGTTTTTACATCTTTAAAATAAGTCTCTTCTTCTTTTAAATTGTAGGGAATTTTTATAAAAATTACAAATGAAAATAAACCTGAGTGTGTATGTGGAGGATTAAACTCATATTTTTTTTGGTAATTAACCCATAAACTGTCAATATAAAAAGGTTTGTCTTCAGACAAAACTTGCATTTGTGGTCCTTTAATAATTGTTTTAATAATTTCGTGATTTAAACAATGTTCATTAATAAATTTTAAAAAATCTTCTGATATTTCTTCTATAAAATATTCTTCTTTAATATGCCCTGCTAAAGTATAATTTGCTTTTTTAGCTTTTTCTTTAGCATCACTACATGATTTTTTTATCCATTCAAAAATAGGTTTAGGTAACACCGCACCAACAGCTCCCCTCCATTCAATTGCATCTTGTGACAATTCCCAATTTGTTTTAGTTAAACTCATAAGCTTCCTTTCTTCTTCCATTAAATGCTAATGTAATTCTTTCTTTAGAAGTATCACATTTTTTAACAGAATGTAAGACGTTAGATTTAAATATAATTATTTTTCCTAATTCAGGTTTAATAGTAACGTCGTATTTTTTAAAGTATGTTCCAGGTTCTTGATCAGTTAGGTATAAAATTCCACTATGACTACAAGGAAGTTTTATTTTTGGGTTAACAGTGATATGGTCGTGTTCTTCTACATAATCATTTTTATTTAAAATGTTCCCCCATGCATCATACCAAAAATATTTGTATGTAATATCTTTTACTTTATTAAAAATTTTTTTATCAATAAAATAATTCCAATAAGTCATTTGTCCTTTTACATTTGTTCGATTTCTCAATGATTTAATAGTGTTATTTTTAACTTCTGTTTGTAAACTTTTTAAATACTCAGTGTCTGTTATTTTATATTCATCATAAAACATTTGTTTTAAAAGCAAGTGTTATTCTTACTTCTCCTTTATTAGGTGCTAATCCTCTGTGTTCTTTTTTTGCATCAAAAGCAATTAACCTGTTTTGAACAAATTTAATTTTATCTTCTCCTTTAATTTCAAATTCACCACTGTCTGCTAATGTTTTTGTTACCATATATAAACACGTGATATCGCCATCGTCTTTATGAAAAGAACCAGTCATGTTTTCATGTTGTATATTAATATACATTCTATTTAACTGTAATTTTTTATTTAATGTTTTTTCTAATTTAAAAAAAAGATAATTATTTAAGGCATCTTGAGTATTTAAACTTGAAACATAAAAAGAATTTATATCTTCGTCGTTAGATTTATGTCCATAATAATGAGGAAAACGATATAAAAAATAATTTTCTAAGTACTTTACTAAGTCTTCATTTAACCAATTATCTACAATTTTAAGCATATGTGGGAGTATCGTTATCGTGTTTAAAATAATTAAAATTTATTACCACTCTTATTTTCTGATCGGTAGCACTAACACTTTGATGTTGGAGGTTTGAATTAAAAGTTATCATCCTGTTTCCAATTGATTTTATAATTTTACCGTCTTCAAATTCTGTGTAACCATTGTTAGTATTGACATAATATATAGAAGTTAAATTATTATTACTATCATTGTGGTAACCGTGTTTTTCATGCTCTTTTGTTTTACCTGTTAAATTAGCTTTTATTCTAACTAAAGCTTTTATATCTAACTTTATTAAAAAAGTTGTTAACAATGGATAAAAATCTGAATTAATTTTATTGGCTTTATAAAACAAATGAACAAATTGAAAATAAGGATCGTTAGGATTATTTTCTTCTGAAGCAACAATTCCATTGTTGTAATACCAAGGGAAACTACTTTGTAACATTAAGTTCTGTATAGACTCAAATTCTTCTTTTGGTAAAAAATTATCAACAATATCTATCATTGCCAAGGGCGTCCACAACACCACATCACTAAACTATAACGTGTTCCTTGAGTTACAGGTTTTACTCTATGCCAAACAAAACCAGGAAACACAACAATAGAACCTTGTGGTACTACTTCAGTGGCTTGAATAATTTGTTGTTTTTCTTCTGGAGTATTTTTTCTAAAATCAAATTCAATATCACCACCTACATAATCTTTTGGATCACTTAATTGAACTATCATAGATAATTTTCTTACTTTTCCTTGTAATGGACCTTGTTGAGCATAAGGGTCTGAATGCGAATCTATATGCCAATTGTAAAATTGGTTTAGTTTATATTTTGTAAATTGACATTGTTCCGCCCAATCCCATTGGTAATTCCATCCAGCATTTTGATTAGCAATTTGAACAAAATGAAAAAGTTCATCATAAAGCCATTTTCCCTCTAGCCAAACAACATTTGAATTTCTTACTTTTTTTAAAGTATCAAGTCTTTTATTATCTTTAACATCTTCATCTTTCATTCCTAAAGTTAAAGCTTGTTTTTCTCTTAAAGAATTTCCGTATTTAATTAAATTGTTGCAAAAATTTTTTGACAAAACATTATCAAAGTACCAGTAATAATTTTTTAATTGCATATCTCTTTATACAAGAAATATATACGTTTTTGTATTTAAAGTAAATAGATTAAGTAGGCCAGCTACCAGCTTTTATAGCTTGAAAAGCAGTTTTCATGCTCCAAACTCCTGTAGCTTTAGGAGCTAATTTTTTAACCCAAACAATTCCTGAACCACCATTACCAGCTCCTGAACCTTGTGGATGTCCATTATAACCGCCGCCACCACCACCGCCACCAGTATTACTTATACCAGATGGTCCGGGTGTAGGTGTTCCAGAAGAAGATGGTCCTGGTTTTCCATTAGTACCACCGTCGTTTCCTGAACCGCCTGATGATGAACCGGCTCCTCCGCCGCCACCACCACCGGCATAAATACCAGCTTGAGGTCCAAAGTAAGGGACAAAATTTAATCCTGTTCCGCCATCTCCTCCAGAACTTGGTGGTGCAGATGGACCAGCAGCGCCAGCTCCTCCTCCTCCACCTGAGTTTCCACTAGGTGATGGGTAAGTTGCAGGGTTTCCTGCTCCTCCATTATTTCCTTCGGGTGGATCAAAACTACCTGTGTTTCCATTTCCACCTGCGTTTCCTCCAGCATCGCCTCCACCACCGGAACCTCCGTTAGTATTAGCTTGTGGTACAAAACCGGCTTGGCCTCCACCAGTAGCTGTATATGTAACACCTTCAATAACAATTGAGGAAGCACCTCCTTTACTTGAACCTCCAGCTCCAATAGTTACAGGTGCAGATGCAGGGTTAGGGGTTAAAATATTTTCAATAATACGTGCGCCGCCTCCGCCGCCGCCTCCACTAACTACATTAGTACCCCCCTTTCCGCCACCTCCAGCAGAAACAACTCCAATTGTTACCGCTCCTAAAGTAGCAGGTATAGTATAACTTCCATTTGATGTAATTGAAGAAGATGATCCATCTCCATCACCACCAATAATTGGGTTAACTTGTCCTATAAGTCCGCCATTGCCTCTAGACATTATATATTACTCCATGTGTTTGTTTCAGTATTCCAATAATAGTTTATATCTGTTGCACTGTCCAATGCTGTCCATCTTTGATTATCTTCGTCCCAAACTTTAGGATTTAATAAAACACCATTATGAGACATTGTAGATGGGTCTGCTACAGGCGCATCATAAAAACCAGTTGATGTATTTAAAGTCCAAGAATCATGAGGTTTGTTAGCTTGAACAAAACCATCTAAAGTTGAATCATATTTAAACCTTTCATCACTAGCATAATTTAATCTAAAAGCTTTTGATTGATCTTCAGATGCTACAAATGTATTATCTTGTTGAGTATAATGCACACCTTCTTTAGTATTGTAAGAAGTTCTTTTCCAATATGTGTTTGGATAAACACCTCCAAATTCTTGTTTTAATATAACACAGTCACGTGTTATAGAAGCTACCCATTGTTCTAATTCTGCAGAGTTTTCTCCACCATGACTAACACAGTCTTGATCAGATATAACAACAGCTCTTATAACTAAATTATCTTCTGATTTTATTTCTGCAAAATGTGCCATATTAAATTTCTTTTATACTTACCCATTGGTTGTTTTCTTGATCCCATCTATAGGGTCCATTTTCATCTAATGGTACATCTACAGGTGGTTTCCACATCCAATTTGGTTCATCCCAAACCCAATTATCATGTGGTTTTTCTGGAACAAATTTATCAATTGATGCATCATAAGTATATCCTGCTCCAGCGTATATTTGTCTAAAGTTATTTCCAAAAGAAGTTTGTTTCCAATAGGTTTCTGGATAAACTCCGCCTAATTCTTCTTTTATAAGAGGATCTTGTGGTGTGTTATTAGCAACCCAAGTTTCAGCTTCAACAGATAAATCTCCGCCATTAGCATTAACATCGGAATTGTTAATTACAACAACTCTTAAAACTTTATTATTGTCCGATCTAATTTCTGCAAAATGTGCCATATTAATTTACCCAAGTACCTGCTTTAACATTATCATAAACTTCAAACATATTCCAAACTCCTGATGCTGTAGAAACTGGGTTTTCTTTTACAGATACATAACCTGGTCCTCCAGCACTACCACTACCTCCTTGTGGAATAGTAGAGTTTCCACCTTTTCCACCTTCTCCAGTATTAGTTGCACCATTTGGTCCTGCTGGTGGAGATACAGGATATCTTCCTGATCGTCCTCCTGCTGAAAATGTTGATGGTGTTCCTGGATTATTAAAATCTGATGGAGTTCCGGCTCCTCCGTTGCCTGGATAAGCTGGGCCGTTTCCTCCGACACCTCCAGCACCTCCGCCACCGCCTCCGGCGTATAATGGTGCACCTCCTGCTGTACCACCAGGGTTTCCTTCTGGTGGAGAATAACTTCCTTCATTTCCTGCTCCGGCTGTTCCTGGTGATCCTCCTCCAGATCCTCCAGCGCCTGCGTCTCCTGATGTAAATCCACCACCTCGGCCCCCGCCTGTTGAAGATATTGGGTCGGTTGCACCGAATGTAGAATTAGCTCCTTTAGCAGTGGCACTTCCGCCGCCACCTACAGTAACAGGTACTCCTGAAGCAGGTGTTGGATGATTAGTAACGATACGAAATCCGCCGCCACCGCCACCGCCGCCTCCGGCTGTATTTCCTCCAACGTTTCCGCCGCCACCGCCTCCGGCAACTAACATAACGTCAACAGTAGTTTGACCTGATCTTGCAGTGAAAGTTCCGTTACCAGTAAAATTGGTTATGACTGTACCGGGTATATTTACGGGGTCGTTTACAGGTCCTATAATTCCGCCATTTGCCATAGCTAATTACCTCCCTATGCGTCGTCTAATACTTCGTATGAAATAAATAAATCTAAATCAGACGCTGCACTAGCTCCACCTTTAAGAATGTCACCTTCCATTAGATATATTGGTGTGTCTGATAATACTAACGTTGCGTCAGCGGGGACCGAAACTGTTTTTGCTAAGTATACTGTTGCACTAGCTCCTGTTGGTGTAATCCCATCTGCACCGGCTGTTGTTAAACCATCAACAAATAATGAAACATCTGCTGCGTTTGTACCATCAACATTGGCAACTGTAATTCTATTTATTTTTACAATTTTTTCTGCAGCTACTGTCATTAAAGTTGTAGTTGCTGTAGCGGATAGGTTCCAACCTAAGTTACCACCTAAAATATTTGTTACTGCTACTATATTTGGATTTGCCATAATTTATTTCCTATGTTTGTTTCCTATGTTTGTTTTTTATCCGAAAATCATTGCCATTGCAATAGCTTTTCCTGTTGAAATTCCAAAATTTGATGTCGATGTAAACCCTAGAGTTCCTGACCCATCTGTTGTTACTAAAGCTTGATCAGCAGAGCCTACACCTGCTGGTAATGTTAAAGTATAAGTACCACTAACTGTTGAAGGTGCTTTTATACCTACAGATGCTGAGTCATCGGCATCTTTAAATTTTATTGGATTACTATTTGTTACAGCAATTTCTGAAGAATTAGCCATGACATCTACAATGTCAGGATTAGTTCCATCATTAGCTGTTGCATAAACAATTTTAGTTCCTTTATCTGTAGTTGAAAAAGTTGTGCTTGTTCCTGAACCAGTAGCATATTTAAATTGAACTGTGTAAGCTCCAGAAGTAGAATTTTTTAATATGTAAAAAGTTTCTACATCATTTGGAATTGTAACAATTCTATTTCCAGTTATTGATCCTGTAAATTCTATAACTCTTGATTGAGCCGTACCTGTTAAAGCACCATTATCAACATCTAAAGGAGTTGTTCCTGCTCCACCAGCAATAGATACAGTAGCAAAGCCACCTGTTAATTGTTCTATAAGATTTAAATTTGCGTTAGTTTTTGTTCCCCATGTACCGGCGTTTTCACCAGTTGCCATTAGTTCTATACCAAGATCTGTGTATGTTGAAGCCATTATTTATATTCCTTATTTTTGTTATTTATATTGTTTATTTAGTTTTAAGTCAAACATAATTATGCTGTTTTAATTGTGTATCCTGTACTTGTTTTAGGACTTTGTGCTGTATATCCTGTACTAGTTTTAGGCGTTAATTTTTCATAGGTACCAGGAAAAGCTACTCCTGTACCAACACTAGCTTCAAGTTCTAAGCCAGTTAATCCTATTAACATTTCTGTAGGAGAAATAGCACCTGTTGAAGCTGTTGAACTTAGTCCGGTTAAACCTACTTGCATAGCTGCAAGAGATATTGATCCTACTGATGAAGTTGCACTTACTCCAGTTGGAAGTACAATAGGTGAAGAATTTATTTCAATCGATCCTATTGATGAAGTTGCACTGACTCCTGTTAAGTCATAAGCTGTTTCTATTGTAGTAGATCCCACACTAGATGTTGCACTCACTCCAGTCAGTCCCACGACATCCGCAGGAGAAATACTTCCCACAGTAGATGTTGCACTAACACCTGTTATAACAGGTGTAGAATCTATAACAAAACTTAAAGAACCAACATTAGTTGTTGCGCTAACTCCTGTTGGAGATATTACCGATGTTAAATCTAAAGTTAATGCACCAACACTAGATGTTGCACTTAATCCAGCAGGTTGTTCTAATTTATTAAATGAATCTCCGTAAGGTTCTTCACCCCAACCATTTCTACCCCAACCAACTAAAGTACCTGCGTTATCAAAACTTCCAAGTTCTGTTTGTGATTGTAATCCTGTTAGTGCTGCTATAGTAAGTTGATCAGTAATTGGTGATCCTACTGAAGACGTTGTGCTTAAACCAGTTAATTCTGCAGTAATAACTTGAGAAGCTGTAACACTTCCAACACTAGAGGTTGCACTTACGCCTGCTGGTGCAACAGAATATTCTACACCCCAACCAGAGTTGCCATATTGTTGTCTACCCCAACCTTGTTCAGGAAATGCAGCTACTTCACCTACACTAGAGGTTGCTGATACACCAGTTAAAGTAATTGTAACAGTATTAGATGCCCAGGAATTTTCGTTCCACGCTACTGAAGGACTATCACCACCCCAGATAGATGCCATAAGGAGTCCCTCCTTATGCTATCCGAAGAATTGCGTTAGATGCGTCTGCTGTAGGAAATTGAATTGTAAATGTTCCAGAAGAAACTGTTTTGTCTCCACCAAATGCGATTGCACAAACTGCTGGATCACCTGATGCTGAATCATTAAAT